GGGCCGTTGAGAACGGCTGGAAGCCGCTGAGGAGCCTTAGCGGCATGAAGCGGTGGCTGAACAGCCCGGCTATCGAGCCGCTGTGGTACGATGCCGTGCATGGCGAGGAGGCAGCACGGATGAGATATGGCAGGAAGCAGCGGACGAAACTCCCGCCGCGACGCGACTCGCTGTGGTATGGCGACGGAACCCGCCTGAACCTGTACTACCGGGACAAGGAGGGCAAGGTGTGCACGACGCAGGTGTATGAGGTGATCGACGCGATGAGCGAGGTGATGCTGGGCTACTGGATCAGCGATTCGGAGGACTACGAGGCACAGTACCACGCTTTCAGGATGGCCATCCAGACGAGCGGACACAAACCCTACGAGATTGTCCATGACAACCAGGGCGGGCACAAGAAGCTGAACAAGGTACAGCCCGGCTGCACGGAGAAAGGATTCCTGGACAAGCTCTGCCATGTCCACCGACCGACGATGCCGCACAACGGCCCTTCGAAGACGATAGAAGCGATATTCGGACGGTTCCAGCAGCAGGTTCTCCACCGGTACGACAACTTCACGGGGCAGAACATCACGGCAAAGAAAGCCTGCAGCCGGCCTAACCTTGAGAGTATGGAGGCCAACAAAGAGCATCTGCCGACACTCTCCGAGCTGAAGGCCCTCTATGCCGAGGCACGGCAGCAGTGGAACACCATGAGGCACCCCATCTATGGCAAGAGCCGCCTGGAGGTGTATGAGGGTAGCGTGAACGAGGAGACTCCAGAGGTAACGGCGGCAGACATGGTGGACATGTTCTGGATCATGCACGACAAGCCGGCCACGTTTACCGACCAGGGGATCACTATCGAGGTGAAAAAACAGAAGTATACATGGGAGGTGTTCAAGAACGGAGAACCAGACTTGGAATGGCGCAGGCTGCACACGTGGGAGAAGTTCTATGTTCAATATGACCCGAACGACATGACCACGGTTAATCTCTATGCGATTGACCTTGCTGGTGGGAAACGTTTTTCAACCGTGGCACGCCCCTACTGGGAGATACACCGTGCATTGCAAGATCAGAGTGCAGAGGAAAAGACGCAGATACACAAGGCCATCGAAGCAGGCAAGAACGACCGCATAGAACGTGTAATAGCAGGCAGACGCATCGCTATTGCCCATGGTACTGACCCGGAGCAGAATGGACTTGTTTATCCGAAGCTGAAAGGGCTCAACAAAGAGCAGCAGGAACAGGCTCAATCAAGATTTGCCCTGTATGCCAAACCGCACCAAAAATTCACGTTAGGACAAATAACCAAGCAAATAAGTCTGACGGATTGGAGTGAGGAGGTCAATTCGAATAAAGAACAAGACATTACTGCACCGGTTAAGGTCGACATGGCTTCGGTGGCTGGGAAGATGTAAGCGGCGAGGCAATGCCGCACGGAACAGAACAACGAAACAACAATAAAAACAGAACAAGATATGAAGTTGACAAAGAATGAAAAGGGACAGATTCAGGAGTGCTTGAGGCAATACGCAGCCAAGTACCCAAGTCAGAACAAGGCGGCACAGAGCCTCACGGGGACGAGCAGCGCGACAGTGAGCAGCATCCTGCAGGGCAAGTGGGAGAACATATCGGACGATATGTGGCGCAACCTTGCCGCACAGATCGGAGTAACGGGCGCCACGGACTGGCAGGTGGTGGAAACCAAAGCCTATCAGGAAATGGCACTCGTCATGAGAGATGCACAGGCGGTGAAGAACGTTACATGGATTGTCGGAGAGGCAGGATGTGGCAAGACCACGACCGCAAGGCTCTATGCCGGCGAGAATAACGGGGTGTTCTATATCTTGTGTTCAGAAGACATGAAGAAGAGTGATTTCGTAAGAGAGATAGCACGCCGTATCGGCCAGCGGACTGAAGGCTACAGCGTGCGGGAGCTGCTCGACCGCATCATCGACGACCTCATACAGATGGAGGCACCGCTGCTGCTCTTCGACGAGGCTGACAAACTGCCGGAGCGGGTGTTCCACTACTTCATCGACCTGTACAACCGCCTGGAGGACAAGTGTGGCATCGTGTTCCTATCCACAAGCTACATCAAGCGCCGCATGGCAATGGGGCTGCGCTACAACAAGTGCGGCTACAACGAGATCCACTCGCGCATCGGCCGCAAATTCTACGAGTTGGAGCAAACGGCCCCACATGATGTCTACGCAATCTGTATGGCAAACGGCGTTAATGATAAAGCACGGATATCGGAGGTTGTTAAAGACGCGGAGGAATATGAGTTTGACCTGCGACGTGTGAAGAAAAGCATACACAGGGTGAAGCTGATGACCGCACAGACAGCGGCCAGACAGCGTTTGAACGGTGATAAAACAGTGAGACGATGAGCAACGGAGTGAAAGATGCAGCCCAGGTGATAGCCGAGCTCACCGCGAGGAATGCCGAGCTGAGGGAGAAGGTCAAGACGCTGGAGAAGACGCTGTGGCGGCGCGACCACCCCGTGCTGCGCCGCGCGCTGAGCGTGAGCGACATGCTGCGCATGAAAAAGGAGACCTACGCCCTGACGGGCGCATGGGCGGAAGCCTTCGGCGAGCCGGAGAGGAACGGCGTGTGGTTCGTGTGGGGCAACAGCGGCAACGGCAAGACGAGCTTCGTGCTGCAGCTGTGCAAGGAACTCTCGCGTTTCGGCCGCGTGGCCTACGACAGCCTGGAGGAGGGAGCCTCGCTGACGATGAGGAACGCCATGGTGAAGATGGGCATGCAGGACGTGGCCCGCCGGTTCGTGCTGCTCGACCGGGAGAACATCGACCAGCTGGATGCACGGCTCGGCAAACGGAAAAGTCCGGACATCATCGTAATAGACAGCTTCCAGTATACGCACTTGAGCTTCAGCGCGTATGAGGCGTTCAAGGAGCGGCATGCCGACAAACTAATTATCTTCGTCAGCCAGGCGGACGGCAACAAACCCGCCGGCCGAACGGCGGTGAGCGTGATGTACGATGCGAGCCTAAAGATATGGGTGGCCGGATACAGGGCGACGAGCAAGGGACGGTACATTGGCAGCAAGGGCTACTACACCATCTGGGAAGAACGCGCACGGCTGGTGTACGGGGATGAGACAATTCAAAATTCACAATTCAAAATTCAAAATGGCAAATAAACGTGACAACCTGATTTACAGGCTGCGGAAGAAAGGCGTGAGGGTGCGGACACGGGAGCGGACCATATTTTTTGCCTATGACGGCAAGCCCTTTGAGATAAGACAAGTGGCACGACTGTGCAAAGAATTTCATTTCGTCGTGCAATCAGAACTATAAACAATAATAAATTATGAGCAAGGAAAGACGGATGATTGAAATCAGTCCCGGACAAATGAGTCCGGGAGGGCGGATGACAGACCGCATCGAGAGCCGGGGGCACAGTTGCCCATATTGCCAGGGAAATGGATACCACTGGCAGGAGGACGAATGGCAGGAACGTTACAAGCAGGAGTGCCAGATATGCAAGGGCAGCGGAAGGCTCGATGCCGTGATAACTATTGAGTGGAAATCTGGGGAAAGTAAAAAGGTAAAAGAGTAAAGATGTATGACAGATTGTAGAGATTATAAAAAAGGCCGTTGCCTCGGAAACTGTGACGGCATGGGGCATTTCCTATGTGACGAATGCAAGTGGCGAAAGCCGAAAAAAAGAAGATAATATGAGAAAGTTGAGATATTATTCGATGATACCGAACGACAAGCCGGAGTGGATATTGAGACTACAGATGGAAATCAGTCAGCATTATAGCTTCCAAGCAATGGAAGACACCGAGGAGGACTGGAACAAACTGAAGGATTATGTGGATGCCAAGATCCTGGAACTGTATAACCGAAGGGATGTGAGGGTGAGGAGCCAAATAGAATCGGCACTCATAACCGACAAAGGGAAAACGGTGCTGCATATCGAGCGAAATCGAAAGGTGGTTCAGACATATTATTTACAATAATTTAAATTTCAATGACATGGCAAACATTTTAGAAGAAATCAAGAAGCGATTGCAGGTGTGGCACGAGCGGCATGCCGAGCGTATCGAGGCGGAGCGTCAGGCACTGCTCGACGCAGAGGCACGGGAAGCCGTGCAGGTAATGGAATTCAACGGCAGGCTGTACATCTGCGTACACGGCAAACCACTGTTCGACATCGACATCTTCAAGAACAGTGTGGCTGAGGTTGTAGCCAGTGGCCGCCAGGCATACAAAGACTGGAAGGAGGAGAAGCTATGGGAGCGGAACGGAATTACGCGCGTTTCTTCTGGCTGCTGAAGAAACTACTCGGTGCCGAAAAGGAGACTCTGGTTGAACAGTACACAAACGGCCGGACAATCCATCTGCATGAGACTTCCATGCAGGAGTATGACAAGATGTGCGATGATATGGAGAAAGTGGCCGGCTACGATGAGTTCGTGGAAGGTGTCCGGAAACAGCTCAGACGAAAACGCAGCGCATGCCTGAAGCTGATGCAGCAGCTGGGCATTGACACCACCGACTGGAACAGAGTTGACGCTTTCTGTAAGGATCCCCGCATCGCCGGCAAGGCGTTCAGAAAGATTGACGCGGAGGAGCTTGAGGTACTCGCCGTCAAGCTGCGCGCCATCCAAAGGAAAGGCGGGATAAAAGAGAAACAAGACAATGATAAACCCGGCATCGCCTCCTGCGTCTTCATCGACATGAGGCATGCCACAAAACGTTAAGAATATGAGCGAAGAAACAAAAGTGACTGTTGAGATGACAGCGGAGCAGAAGGCACAGTTCGATGCCTTCCAAAAAGCGGAAGAGAGGCGTGCTGCGGAAGCGAAAGCCCGCGCCGACCGCGAGATGTACAAACTGATGGTGGATGAGGAGATAGAACGCTCCATCCCCGTGCTGCACACCATCAGCGAGCAAATCAAGCAGAGCAAGCAGCAGGTTCTGGACAACTTCAAGACCATCCTCGAACTCAAGGCAAGCCTCTTCAGCACGAAAGTGCGCGATGACCAGCGCAGCCACACCTTCACCAACTCCGACGGCAGTAAGCGCATCACCCTCGGTGTGTACGTGACCGACGGCTACCGCGACACCGTGGAGGACGGCATTGCCATAGTAAAGGAGTACATCGACAGCTTAGCCAAAGATGAGGAGACCAAAGCACTGGTAAGGATGGTTCTGCGCCTGCTCTCACGCGATGCCAAAGGCACGATCAAAGCCTCTCGCATTGTACAGCTGCGCAAGGTGGCCGAAGAGACCGGCGACAGCCGTTTTCTTGAGGGTGTGCGCATCATTGAAGAGAGCTACCAGCCCGAGGTGAGCAAGCAGTTCATCAGGGCGGAACAGAGAGACCACAACGGGATGTGGAAGAGCATTCCGCTGGGAATGACGGAAAGTTAGTCGGTGATATTCGGATGAGATAAAATTTTCCATCAAAGCGTTGGTCGTTTAAGAAATGTTTCATATATTTGCAGCGTTCAAGTTTTATATCCAAGGGCGACAGGTTCGTCCGATGCGCTGCATGCGGGCATTTTTTATGCCCTTGTGTGAAACATCATACCATGGCGGCGCGCCAACCCCGTGATGCAGTTGTAATGGCTGTGTCGGTCTCTTGGATAAAGACTTGAACAGCGGGAAGTGGCGCACCGTTTTTTCTTAAACCGCCAATGTTCAAAATTTATCCAAAATGCAAAACAACAACAATGAGCAAGCTACGGGCTTGCAGGTCTTCAGCTTCAACGAGAAGGAAAGTACACCTATCCGTGTACAAGTGATTAACAATGAACCTTGGTTCGTAGCTAAAGACGTGTGCGACGTGCTGGGACTTTCCAATAGTAGGAAAGCAACAGCAGCTCTCGACGCAGACGAGCGTAAGGACGGTGTAACTATTAGTGACACCGTTGGGCGGACGAACTATGCAACAGTAGTCAATGAGTCAGGTCTGTACCATTTGATCTTCCAGAGCCGCAAACCCGAGGCAAAGAAATTCCGCAAATGGGTAACCAGTGAAGTGTTACCCAGCATTAGGAAGACCGGCAGGTATGAAACGATGAAAAGCAGGATGGCAGACGGGTTCCTTGACCTGCGCGATGTGCCCTACGAGAGTTTCAGGTTCATGGGTGGCGAAGTCCGCATGGTAGAGAGCGAGGGCATGAAGTGGTACAGTATCAACGACGTGTTCCGCTGCATAGGCAGCCGCACGGAAAGCACGCAGAGCGTTAGGCGGTTGAATGCCAGGCGCGACCTTGCCCGCAAGATACAGCTGTTCGGCATGACGCATCCCGGCTGGTTCACGACCTTGCTCGGCGTGCGGCTTCTGCTGAGTGCCAGCAAGAAAGTGGAGAGCGGCAAGGAACTGATGTTGGAATTTGCGGAGGAATAGGCCATGGAGAAGTATCCGACAATTCTGGGTGTCTTTGAGTCCGGTTTCGGCGCAGACTTGGCCCAGGCCCTGCTTGACAGCATACAGTGCTATGGCAAGGCCCTCGTGGCCGACGGCGTGTGCATTGCCGCCCATGACAGCGACAACCTTTACAACATGGTCTGGTTGCTGAAAGCCATCCTGAAGGACTGCTGCGGCGTGGCCGTGGAGTAAAAGTAAGGAAGTAAGAAAGGCAAAAGAGTAAAAAGTCTGCCAAACACTTGATGTTTGGCGGACTTTTTTGTAATTTTGCAATTATGGCAAAGGGAAGAAATAAACAGCTCATCGACGAGCGCGACAAGAAGCTGTTCGAGCGGTTTTATTACTGGTCGGAGGTGCAGCGCCTGCGATTCGACGACGTCATCCGCAAGCTCTCGGAAGAGGAGTTTTTCCTCAGCGAGGCGACCACGCTTCGCATCATCAAGCGGATGCTGGTGGAGGGTGCGACGGTGAACGGCACCGCCGTGAAGAAGAGCCGCTACATGGGCTTCAGGTCTTCACGACGACAGACAGCTTCTGCCGTTCAACCGTCCTTGTTTCCCGAGTCGCCTCGCTGACGGCGCAGGTGTAGGTAGCCTCGTAGACCTTGATGCCGTGATTGAACGTGAAGAACTTCGAGCGGGTGCGTACCAACGCCCCCTCGCTTGATGCCCTATGGCCCTGCAACAGCGTGTGCAGGGCTTTTCTTTTCTCCTCCCTCTCCATGATCCGGCCCACCGTTTGGCTTCCGGCATGCGTGTCGTCGTAGCAGTCGAGGACGAGCCTCACACGCACCTCGCAGGTTCCTTGCTGCGTCCAGTCGCCCGCGTCGGTCCAGTCGGTGCCGGGCAGGTCTATCAGGATGGCCGGAAAGGCCAGGGGGTACATGTCGACGTCGTCGTTGTCGATTGCCTCCAGCTGTCCGTAGTCCTCGTCCACGGTGCGCGCCCATGGCAGTTCCGCACTGATGTGGCTGATGAGATTAACGAGAATTGATTCCATTGCTTATCTCCTTTAGTTTGTCAATGATTGCCTTGTTGATTTTTTCGCGCAGTTCTTTGCTCTCTCCGATGAACTGTCGGCGGGGCATCTTAATCTTAATATTGAGCTTCGTTTTCTTGGTCAGCGCCAGCGCCCGCCACTTCCTGGCCTCTTCCGGCAGTTCTTTCGGCAGCTTGCCACCTTTGCGCACACCGGCAACAGAATAGGCCTTTGCCCACGCCATCTTGCGCATTTCAGGCGTAACGGTGGGATGCGAATGATTGGTGCCACCCTCGTTGTGGATGCGTGCATACGGTACAGGATTGACCACCGTAACCTGCCCGGGTTCCGGCACGGCTTCAATACTGTTCATCAGATGGTTTCGGTCGGAGGTGAGTGTCTTGCGAGGATCGCCCGCCTCCTGCCGCTTTGCCTTCTTCCACTCATGTAGCCCATTGTTCATAAAGCCGCTGTCGCGGAAGTTCTGCCTGAAGTGGTTCTTGGCCATGACGGCCGCCTTGCGGGGCAGTTCGTCCCGCATGGCCTCCTCCACCAGTTTCGGTGCCCGTGCTATAATACCTGCTATTTGTTTGGCATCCATGAAAAATAATCGCTTAAAAATTTGTTCGTAACGGATAATTTCGTATCTTTGCAACAGCCCGGTAAGGGTTAGCATGTGCTACGGCACGTTGCATCGCGGGAGGACTTCGGTTCTCCCGTAGTTATTTGTGGGTAGCATGGAAAGTCCTGTCTTTATAGAACAGCCTTGTTTTCCCTTTCTCATAAATCCATACTTCCTGTACATCTTGTCCCGTGGAAAGGCCACTCTACTTTGACCCTTTTGGCCAAGTAGAATTTGCTCCTGTTGGCCACAACATGATTGACCCTTGT